TCAGGACAATATCGGTAATGGTGCGTTTGAGTTGGATTGGAATGATAAGTTTATTACTAATCTAGTACGTGCTGGGTATCAACAGAAGCCCGGTGAAGAAGAAACGGTTATAGTGGACCGATGGTTTGCTGATATTTGCAAAAACATAATTAGTGAAAATTTTGAGCAGTGGGAGGCCAATCAACCATATGATGCTCGCCCAAGAGAAATTAATCGCAAGGATATGGGCGATGGCAGGACTGAAGTATCGTGATAGGTTTTTGTTAATATGCTACTGTATGTCAACGGCGATAGTCACTCTGCTGGTGCAGAGCTATACAAAAGTCAAGATGGCAAGTTAGTGTCGTTTACCGAAGACGATAGCAAATACTGGAATACAATTGGCACTTACGAGGGGCAGGTTGCTCACCCCGAGTGTGTTAAGTTAAGCTATGGAAAGAAATTAGCCGGTATGTTGGATGCAGAATTAATCTGCGACGCAGTTAGCGGAAGTTCCAACGAAAGGATTTGCCGTAGCACCATTGACTATCTTAATTATGGATTTCGCCCCGACTTAATCGTAATTGGGTGGTCTACTTGGGAAAGAGAGGAATGGGAACACAATGGTCGTATGTGGCAAGTTAATGCTAGTGGTGTTGCTGATGATTGGCCCGATGCAATTAAACAACGATATAAAGAATGGGTAGTTAATATCAATTACGATAGTGCAATGGACTTTCAGCACTTGAAAATATGGCAACTACATAAATTATTGCAATCCCAGGGCATTGATCATATTTTCTTTACCTGCTACCAAGAATTTAATCCGCCACTGCAATACGAATGGGGTCCACACTATGTGGAACCATATGATTCAAACTATACCTATTATAATTGGTTGCGCGATCGTGGCTTCAAAACCGTTACCCCAACTAGTTACCATTTTGGTGCCGATGCACACCAGGCTTGGGCAGAATTCCTATACTCCACATATGTCCAAACAATACTAACAAAATAGTCATTTATACAGCTTGACAAAATAATTAATAATATGCTATTATTATAATATGAGATACTTAATCGTAGATACCGCAAATACTTTTTTCCGTGCAAGACATAGTGCGCATCGCCAAGCAGACACTTGGGATAAGCTAGGTTTTGCAATTCACGTTACACTAAGTAGCGTTAACAAATGCTGGCGTGATCAAAAGGCCGACCACGTTATTTTCTGCCTCGAGGGGCGCAGTTGGCGCAAGGATCATTATACACCGTACAAAGCCAATCGAGCCGTCGCTCGTGCTGCTCTCACTGAATCAGAACAGGAAGAAGATCGCTTGTTTTGGGAAGCCTTTGATGATTTAAAGACTTTTGTTTCAGCTAAAACTAATTGCACTGTTTTACAACATCCTGAACTAGAAGCAGACGATCTCATTGCTGGCTGGATACAGGCACACCCGCACGACCACCATACTATTGTCAGCAGTGATACAGATTTTGTACAACTTATTGCCGACAACGTAAATCAATATAATGGGATTTCAGATGAGCTCATCACTGCGCAAGGTATTTTTGACAAAAAAGGTAAACCAGTCAAAGATAAAAAAACTAAGGAAGATAAAACAATTCCGGATCCTAAGTGGCTACTTTTCGAAAAATGTATGCGAGGTGACCCAACCGATAATATCTTTAGTGCGTACCCCGGGGTCAGAACAAAGGGTAGTAAGAATAAGATTGGGCTTCAAGAAGCCTTTCAAGATAAAGATGTAAAAGGCTTTTCTTGGAATAATCTAATGCTGCAACGGTGGATCGACCATAATGGCACAGAACATCGTGTGCTAGACGATTACGAACGCAACCGTATGTTGATTGATTTGGCTGCACAACCAGATGAAATTAAAACTAAGATTGCCACTACCATTGTAGAGGGCAGTTGCGTAAAAGAAAACGGGCAAGTTGGTTTACACTTTATGAAATTCTGTGGCAAATATGACTTGGCCAAAATTGGCGATAATGCACAAGACTTTGCTCATTGGATGAGCGCACAATACCCAGAAAAGGAGTTATAATATGTTTAATTGGATGCAAGAAAATGGTACACAAATTACTTGGTTTGTGATTGGCTTTTTTGGCTGTGCAGGTCTGACAAATTTAGTTCAAGGACAATATCTATCAGCTGCTTTTAATTTTGCTCTTGTAGCTCTTAACTATATCCTGCGACCAAAGACCAAATGAAGTTAATTATATCTGTTGTATTGATTGCAATTTTGGTCTATGCGATGATTGCCATTGGCTTGCCCACTGGTACAACTTATAATTGTAGCATTGCCGAATTTCATCCCGACTATCCAGTTCAAGTAAAAGAAGCCTGTAGAGATCTAAGGAAACAAAATGCCCGTTGAGTTACTTTTATTAACATTGTTCGCTCTGTTTGCAATCAAACACTGGGTCTGTGATTTTATTTTACAGACTCCGCAAATGATTGCAGAAAAAGGCACATACGGAAAACTATACGGCATACGACACGCAGTAATGCACGGTATCGGTACGTTAGCCATTGGGTTGCTGTTATCTCGGCACATAGAAGCCGTTGTATTTGTTACTGTACTTGATACGTTGATGCATTACCACATTGATTTTATCAAAGAGAATTTTATAAAATATAAAAATATTACCAAAGAAGATAGCAGTTGGTGGGTAATCCTGGGTGCAGATCAATTATTACATACCCTCACATACGTATTAATTATAGGAATTCTGGTATGAGTATTGAATCAACATTTAGTATCCCAAAGTTACGTTGCGGTCACAAACTAGATATAGGTGCGTACAGCGCCTATTGGTTTGAAATGGATCACCCAAATGAGCGTCCACGTTCTTTATTGGACATTTTCGATTTGTACCTTAATCAATATAACTGGGATAAATTTATTCGCCCAGGATCAACTATTATTGATGTAGGTGCGCACAGCGGCGATACTGCCATTCCAATGCAATACCTGTCACACGGAACAGTACTGGCAATTGAGCCTAACCCAGTTATCCGCCCTTATCTAGAATTCTGCTGCAATATGAATTCCCACCTTGGTAAATTCATTGTAGCATCCGAAGCAGTTACCACAGAAGATGTTGACAGCTTGGAAATTTTAGATCACAATAATGCACTATGCAATGGCGGAACCATTGATCCAACTTGGTCCGCTGCCCTACAAGAGCGTATGCGAGCATCTGCCAGAAATAGCTTTACCACACGCGGTTTAACTCTTGAAAATATTTGTAATAAATACTTAACCGAAGAAGAAATCGAAAATATCAGTTTTATTAAAACTGATGTTGAAGGATACGATAAAAGTATCTTAGAATCAAGTGCCAACTTCATTGACCGATTGCGTCCTGTTTTATTTGTAGAATGGTTCTTTGCGTATACTGACGTAGAAACACAAGATCTGTTCAGAGTAATTAAACAATTAGATTACGTTCCTTACCACCCCGAAACACTACAACCATCTAATACTACAGATCGTTCTGAAGATTTGCTTTTGATTCATCGTAGCAAAATCAAGGAGTATTTCAATGAGTAATGTTATTGCAAAACCTGTAGTAAAGAATAAATTCTGGATTGTAGAGGACAGTGGCGAGAAAGTTGCCACTATACAGGCAGTCGAGGAAGGTGGATTTGTGTATGTACACGAAGATCAGCGGGAAAAGTTTCCGACTATTAAATTATTAAGTAAAAAATACAATATCGAATTTGCCAAGGCCGAGCATATCAAAAAAGAAGACGGCCACGACGTGTATGGATTCCCTACTAATAATGCCCCACACAATCAGGTTTTAGATGTACAAAGGTACTTGCCAATTTTTACTAAAACTAATAAATCTAAAAGTTTCTTTTGCGCAGGTTACTATATCATTAAATTTAGCAGTACGTGGGTTCGGGCATATTGTCCAAAGCTGATTACACTTAATCGATACGAGTATCAAGGCCCGTTCAAGACACAGGAGCGTATGCTAGAAGCAATGAAAGAAGCCAATGGACAATAACTTACCTTTACACATTAAGAACTTTAACAACAAAGTTAGAGCAATGAATCAAAGCAACGGCAAGATTCTTACACTAAACGCCGAAGAAGCACGTAGTTTGCACGCCGAAATATACGATTTGATGGCCACAATCGCACAGTTAAGCAAGAATGTAGACTCTACCCCAGTAGTTACAGTTGTCAGCGACGGTGGTAAATTTTAATAATATACGCAGTTTTTGTAGATAAATAAAAAGCAGATCAAGGATATATTATGTCGCGACCCAAGCCAACGGTATTGTTGGACCACGTAAACAAAACAAATTATAAGAGCGATCAAGTACTCAGTTCTGAAGGAATCTGGGCGGTATTCTACGACAAGCAACCTATCAACTTAAAAACTCACAATATTTTAATTTCTTACCCTGGACCAAAATACAAAAAAGTCAGCTTTAGTAATCCCGGCCATGCTATAAATCTGGCCAAGAAACTGAACGTATTATTTAAAACAGACAAATTCACTGTGGTGCTGCTAAAGCAAGGTGACCAAGTCTACCCGTAACCAACAGCAATATGCCAAGGCCGTCTTGGCCTTGGCTAACGTGCCACACAACTCGCCACTAGGTACTATGCACAAGGACTGGTGGCAAAACCCTTTAAATCCCACAAGCTTTCGATTAACAAAAACTGGTTATCACTGGTTTGCATCCATTGCTAAAATTTCCGGGCACACCATTGAGTTAGAAGAAAAGATTATGCCCAAGCACTTGTTGCAATTAGAAAAGCTATTCAGTGAACCTTACTATATAGAAAACTTAAAAACTATAGTAGTTTACAGCGAAACAGATGCAGTAATGCTACAATTACACAGTGGCGATTTAGCAACATATTTAGATAACTTAGAATCTAATATTTGACTTAAAAATACAATAATAATATACTGTATATGTTACTAACTCTAGATAGGTGCTGTTATGCGGCGCATTATTATGGAAATAGGATTTGTTAGCGGTATATTACTCACAGCCCAAACTATTATAATGATCCCGGATATGATACGGGAGTTAGCACGATGGCCGGTTGAAGTCTTTGCGATTGAGGCACATTCACCTGCTCCGGCAATTGTACATCGTAATTATATTCATACATCTTCGCACCCGGTGCTATTGTATCGCACTACAGAAAAACTATCTCTTTCATCTAAAGAAATGGATTGTTTGGCTAAAAATATCTACTTCGAAGCCGGTGCAGAAGACCGAGCAGGCAAGGTTGCAGTAGCACAAATTACCTATAATAGATTACGAGACGGACGGTGGGGCCGGACTTTTT